AGTCTGGTGATAAGATTCGGATCGTTGAGCTATTGGACAAGATCTGCAAAGATAAGTTGGAACCGTTCATTGATGCCTCGTATGAGGAGCTTGCAACGTATGTGGCAGCGTATGATCAAAAGATGATTATGAAACGAGAGAACATTGCTGACCGTGGAATATGGACTGCTAAAAAAAGATACATATTAAATGTATGGGACTCAGAAGGAGTTAGATACAAAGAACCCAAGATGAAGATCATGGGACTTGAGACCGCTAGGTCATCTACACCAGCATACTTTAGGGATAAATTATATGCAGCATTCAAGATCATTATCGGCAAAACAAATGATGAACTTATCTCTTTTATCAATGATGTCCGAACAGAAACCAGAAAGAGACCCTATGAGGAAGTCGCATTCCCCAGAGGCGTTAACAACCTTGAAAAATATCGCAACAGAACTGACATCTATAGTAAAGGAACCCCCATCCATGTGAGGGGTGCTTTATTATACAATCATTATCTTAAGAAACATAATTTACAACATAAACATCCCTTCATTCAAGAAGGTGAAAAGATTAAGTTTATGTATTTAAAAACTCCTAATCCTATCCATGAGAACTGTATTAGTTTCTTTGGAGATCTACCAAAAGAGTTTGGGATTGAGAAGTACGTTGATTACCAGACACAATTTGAAAAGAGTTTCCTTGAACCGCTTAAAAATGTGCTACAATGTATTGGGTGGAATCATCAGAAGACCATTTCTATAGGGAGTTTTTTTGAATGAATAAAATGTGGGTTGTTACATGGACTAACCATGTAGTGGGTCAGATCACACCTGACTCTATAAAGTGTTTTGAAGAACACGATACTGCTCTTGCTTTTGCAAAGATTATGAGTGGTAATTATCAATATGTAAACATGTATGCAGAGGAGGCAAAACAATGGGATTCCTAGATAGTGTAATTAAAGATAGTGGAAATGAATTTGCTAGTATTGTATCAGATGGTGTGGCCGCAGGTGACGTTACCTCGTTTGTTGATACTGGGTCATACATTTTTAATGCTGTCGTTAGTGGGTCTATTTTTGGCGGTATTCCTTCCAACAAGGTTACAGCACTCGCTGGTGAATCAAGTACTGGAAAAACTTTTTTCGCTCTTTCTGTTGTCCGTTCCTTTCTTAATAATAATCCTACTGGTGGGGTCATTTATTTTGAGTCTGAGTCTGCTATAAGTAAGGACATGATTGAGAGCAGAGGGATAGATTCCAAACGTATGGTAATCTTTCCTGTTGCTACCATAGAAGAGTTTAGAACTCAGGCAGTGAGAATTGTTGACAAGTATATGAAAGAACCAAAAGAGGAACGTCAACCAATGATGTTTGTTCTTGATAGTCTTGGTATGCTGAGTACATCAAAAGAGATGGAAGATGTAGCTAACGATAAACAAGTTAGAGACATGACTAAATCACAATTAATTAAGGGTGCATTCAGAGTATTGACATTGAAACTAGGACAAGCTATTATACCTATGATAGTAACTAACCACACTTATGATGTGATTGGTTCCTATGTGCCAATGAAAGAAATGGGTGGAGGTAGTGGACTTAAGTATGCTGCATCTACTATAATATACTTATCCAAATCAAAAGAAAAGGAAGGTACAGACTTAGTGGGTAACATCATTAAGTGTGAAACTAAAAAATCTAGACTATCTAAGGAGGGTGCTAAAGTTGCTACCAGATTATATTTTGATGAACGTGGACTTGACAAATATTATGGACTCCTTGAACTTGGTGAAAAGTATGGAGTATTCAAACGGGTGGGCAACCGTATCGCCATTGGTGGTAGTAATGTTTACCCTAAGTCTATACTCGCTAGTCCTGAGAGATACTTCACAGACGAAGTGATGGCAAAATTAGAGGAAGCAGCACAACAAGAATACTCTTATGGCAACTGAAAGAATTGAAGAATCTATCTTACGTAATCTCCTCTACAATGAGGAATACTATCGTAAGGTAGTGCCTTTTATAAAAGCAGAATATTTTCAGGAATATAGTGAGAAGATACTCTTTGAAGAGATCGCTGACTTTGCTGCAAAATATGATAAGATTCCTACTAAGGAAGTTCTTACTATCAATTTACAGAATAGAACAGATCTTACTGATGAAACTTTTAATGATACTGTAACATCTGTAAAGAATCTTTCTGATGATTGGGTTGACTTTGAATGGTTGTTAGATGCTACAGAAAAGTGGTGTCAAGATCGTGCTATATATCTTGCTCTAATGCAATCTATTAAGATAGCAGACGGTGGAGATAAGAAGTTAGATAAGGGTGCTATTCCTACTATTCTTTCTGATGCTTTAGCTGTATCTTTTGATGAGCACATTGGTCATGATTATCTTGAACAAGTTACATCTAGATACGAATTTTATCATAGGAAAGAAGAGAAGATTCCTTTTGACCTAGATAAATTTAATTACATTACTAAAGGTGGGTTACCTAACAAAACTCTTAACATTGCTCTTGCTGGTACAGGTGTAGGAAAAAGTTTATTCATGTGTCACTGTGCTGGTGCAGCACTTTCACAAGGAAAGAACGTTCTCTACATTACATGTGAAATGGCAGAGGAAAAAATTGCGGAGAGAATTGATGCTAACCTTTTAAATGTAAATGTCAAAGACATAACAGATTTACCTGAGGTTATGTTTACTTCTAAAGTAAATGAGATCTCTAGGAAAACACAGGGTAAACTAATTATTAAAGAATACCCAACAGCTTCAGCACATGCAGGTCATTTCAAAGCATTGCTGAGTGATTTAAAATTGAAGAAAGATTTTAAACCAGATATTATTTTTATTGATTACTTAAATATATGTGCAAGTGTGAGGTACAAAGGTGCAATTGTTAACTCGTATACCTATGTTAAGGCGATTGCTGAAGAGCTTCGGGGTCTTGCTGTGGAAAGTAACGTCCCTATTGTTAGTGCCACTCAAACTACTCGTAGTGGTTTTGGCAATAGCGATCCAGACCTTACCGATACTTCTGAGTCTTTTGGTCTTCCTGCCACTGCTGATTTTATGTTTGCTCTTATCTCTACTGAGGAGTTGGAACAACAAGGTCGCATCATGGTCAAACAACTTAAGAACAGATACAACGACCCAACTGCCTCACGAAAATTCATGGTGGGAATTGACAGATCCAAAATGAGGCTGTATGATGTTGCTGATAGTACATCTGTAATGGATGTGCAAGAGGAGGAAGAGATGCCTCAGTTCTCTGAAACTAAAAACCGATTATCTAAATTTGCTGAGTGGAATGTATAAACTATGACTAATAATGTTGACTTTGATAAGTACAGTATATTCGTGGATGCTGTCACAAGCGATTGTTCTAAGGATTTTGTCGCTCTTGCTGACAGGTTGGGTGAACTTGACAGACAGGGTGCCAATATTGAACGCCTTACCACTGCTGGTGTTGGGCTTGCTGCTGAGTCTGGCGAGTTTCTTGAGATTGTTAAGAAGATGGTTTTCCAAGGTAAACCTTGGACACCCGACAATAGAGAGCATCTTATTATTGAGTTGGGTGACGTTATGTGGTACGTAGCACAAGCTTGTATGGCTCTTGATATATCTTTTGATGATGTTGTCAGAGGTAATGTCAAAAAGTTAGAGAAGAGATATCCAGGTGGATCATTCTCTGTAGAAAAATCTGAAGTTCGTGCTAAAGGAGATCGTTAATGCCATTACTATTCATTGTTCTAGGTTCATCATCTATTGGTGTTGCAATTGCACTTTATATACTTCGTAAATACAACCCACATAATTAATGAAGTCTGATTTATTACATCTATTAAAAACAGAATGTTATCGTAGAGGAGATTATAAATTATCTTCTGGTAAGAAGAGTCCTCATTATGTTAATTGTAAACCAGTTACTTTATCTGGTTTTGGTTTGTCTTTAGTATCACCTTTGATGGTAGATCTATTAGAAGATGATACTGAAGCAGTAGCAGGTCTTACTCTTGGTGCTGATCCTTTAGTAGCAGGTGTTGCACTGTCAGCATGGATGGTACAGAAACCATGTGATGCTTTCATTGTACGAAAGAAACCAAAAGGACATGGTACTGGTGCATGGATTGAAGGACCATCTAAACCCTCTGGAACTAAAGTAACAGTTCTAGAAGATGTTGTTACTACAGGTGGATCTGTTTTAAAGGCAGTAGATAAATTACGTGAAGCAGATTATACTGTTGATCGTGTTATAACTATTGTAGATAGAAAAGAATACGAACCCGATTTCTTTGAGGGTTATGCCTTAGAATTAAAAAGTCTTTTCACTATAGATGACCTATGCGATTAAACACTGAAGCTACTGTTCATTTTTGCTATGAGCATATTGGTCACCTTGAAGATTTATTTGAGAATCTTGCTGATGATGCTATCTTACAAGCATCATTAAGGGACATTAAATTAATATTAGATAGAACTTTAGAGGAAACTAAGTTAAAGAAGTATGGCAAAACAACAAACAATTAAATTTAAAATTAGTCAAGACGGTACTGTAACAGAAGAAGTACAAGGTACTGTTGGTGATGAATGTGAAAGTCTTACTAAAGAAATAGAGAAAGCTTTAGGAACAATTTCAGGTCGTATACATAAACAAGAATATTATCAATCACAAACTAAAGTATCCGATGTCACACTTCAGCACAATCAAGACCAAACTAAAGGATAAGAAAGTTCTTGTTAAAGCATTGAATACATTGAGTTATAAGGCACGTGAGAATGTCTTGTTAGATAATCCTGTTGATCATGATCACAAGCAATGGAATGTTGATGTTGCTCTTAGTAATGATATTGGATTTAGATTGAATAAGAATACAGGAACTTATGAATTAGTTGCAGAACTTGATACATGGAATTTAGATGTTCCAGTTAGTAGATTTATTGATAAGGTTAGTCAACAGTATGCAAGACATTTAGTTGTTGATCAAGCTGTAAGTAAAGGTTTTAGACTTGCAGAAGAGAAAATGAAAGATGGAACCATAGAGATAGTAATGAATAGATGGAATTAAATAAGACCTCTATCTAAATAGTTAGACGGGAGGTTTTCTATGAAAGCAGGAGATTTTTTTAGAAATGGTGGGAGGTATCTTGATCGTATGGATACCTTCTTTGATAAAGCTTTGAAACGCAATGGAAAGGAGAATCGTTTCTCAACGGACATTGGTGTTGTTGAAGTGGTAGGATTTGCTGCGACTACAAAGGATGAAGGTACTAAAAAATATATTACTTCTCGCTTTCAAGACTTCGTTGATATTCAAGGAAATTCTGGTAAAGAAATTTCTGCGAAGATGTTATTTGATAAAGTGTGTAGGCAAGGTTTTCGTGGTAAAAATGGTATTGAATTTACTTGTAACTATCCTAGTGGTAAAGGTGTTTCAAGAAGTGTAACAAGTGTATTGTTTGAATTAGATCTAGAAGACTTTACAAAAACTGCTGAGTTTGGTGGACAAGTTAAAGGTGGTAAGAAAGTTAATATGGGTAATGTGTATGAAGATGATCTTACCCAAGCACTGATTGATCATTGTTCTGGTGTGAAAGTTAAAAAATATTCAGAACACGTCAACATTATTGTTGATGCTATGGTCAAAGCATATGGAGAAGGACCAACAAAAGCTATAGGTGAAGGTAGTAAAAACCAGAAACGTCCTCT